ATGAGGGTGGATGAGGCGGTTAGCTGTTCACCGTTGGCGCCAGCGACGAGGCGGGTTTCGTCGTCGACATACCCGATGACGGTGTCGGAGGGCTCGTACAGGTCGCCTTCGGGGCCGACGCCGACGTGTCGTTGCACGGTGACTGTGTGGACCCACCAGGAAGCGAGCGGGTCGCTCACCATGCGGTCACAACCCGCGTGAGGCCCGCGGATTCCAGGTACCACGCCGCGTCAGGGGTGAGGGCCGTCAGGGACGCAGCGACCAGCGACGCGGCCTCAGCAGCCCCGGCATACGACACGGACGCCTTCCCGACGCTGGTGGACGCGACGACCTTCCCGGTGACCCCTGCAGGGCCAGCGGCTGGGTCGATCCCGAGGGCTGCCCACGCGGCGGCCTGTTCGCAGGTGGCGTCGCGGAAAGCCTCACGGATGGCGGGGTCTGACGGCATACCGGACGGCTCGACGTCGTAGATGCAGCTTCGGGTGGCGCGTTGCACGAGGCGGGACGCTGCCCGCAGTAGGGCGGCGAGGTTGTCCGGGCCGTATTCCTGGGTGTGGTTGACGTAGTCGGTTTCGGTGGCGTACGTCAGCACGGCCAGGCCTCCTCGGCGGGGGTGTCGGGTGGGGCGCAGGTCGCGCTCATGGCAGGGGCAGAAGGTCCCGGACGGAAAATCCCCCGAGCGGCCTTCACGGCGGTGCGATGCCTTCCGGGGCCGTGTTGACGCCCCACCCGAAAGCGGGCGTCAGTCGGCGGTGCGGTCGGGCAGTGCGGCGAAGTGCGCGCGGATCGCGGCGACGATGTCGGCCTTGCGGGTGAGGCCTTCGAGGTCGATGCCGTACTCGACGGCGTAGTCCCGCAGGTCAGCGACGGTGCGTTCATCGAGGTCGTCCGCGCTGTCTGCGGGACCGTCGACGTCGTTGCTGTCGGTCACGGTGTAACCAGCCGTCGTGAGGTACGCCCGGATGGGGGCGGGCAGCGCTTCGATCTCGGCGACGCCCTTTACGAACGCGAGCACAGTGCCGTCGCCGTAGGTGTCGGTGTGGTCGTATTCGGGGCTCGGGGCTGTGACCTTGACCATCGTGTCTCCTAGCTGTTACCGGGCGAGTGCAGCCCCGGCCGGGGCGGCGCCGGGGCTGCACTCACGTCAGTGGGTGGATGGTCAGGCGACCTTGATGTTGCGCAGGACGCCGACCGACTTGGTCTTCTTGACCACGATCGCCGACGGGGCCATTTCGGCCTCACCGGTCTTCACCGCGCCAGCGGTGGTGAAGTCGGGCAGCCAGTTCCGCACGAGCGGTCCGGTGGTCGACACTCCGTGAACACCGTCGAGGGCGAACCGGACGGCGTAAATGTCGGCCAGGCCGGAGATGTTTCCGCCCGCGCCGCCAGCGTCGGTGTCCTTGGTCGCAAGCGCCAGGACGTCCGTGTTCGAACCGTCCTTCTGTCCGGGGTCGACCAACGGGATGCCGTTGTACATCTCGACCGGCTGACCGACAGCGTCACGCTCGATCGAGTACTGGCCTGCGAAAGATGCGACGGTCTTGAACAGCGCCTTGGCCTTGCGGGGCAGGTAGATGACGTCCGGTCGGCCGTCGAGCAGTCCAAGCCACGCATCGATGTGCGCGATCGTCGCGAACGCGAGAGCCTGCGTGTTGATGGCGGTCCAGTCGAGGTACCCGCTGGCGACACCGTTGGACAGCGGCAGGTATTCGGTGGTGGTGCCGGTGAGCATCTTGTTCAGGCCGTCGAAGCCGTTGGCGTCGACGCCGGTGTCGCCGTTGAAGAACGCGTCGTTGAACTTCGCGCCCGTGGCCTTGAGGAGCTCGCGCATCTGGAACGCGGTCTCCCGGGACTGGGCGATGCCGTCGAGGACGCGGTCGATCTGGAACGACCCGCCGAGGGGCTTGAGGTCGACCGTGTATCGCTGCTTGGTGACCTCGGTCGGGGTGTACTCGCTGTTGATCGCGCGGAATCCGGCGCCGCGCTGGGTGATCTGGCGGGTGTACCCGTAGGTGAGGGTGGCACCGCCGCCAACGGGGCTGATGGCGTCGTCGAACGTGATGCGGTTGAGGACGTCGCTGGACTTGGTGAACTCGTCGATGATCTGGACGTCGATGTCGTCGACGGCGTTGAGCTTGGCTTGGGCGAGGGTCACAGGCATGAGGGAACTCCCTGGTTAGCGGGCCATCTTCTTGTGGATGGCCTCTTCGAGGCTGGTGGCTTTGGGGGGCTTCTCGCCGGACCCGCCGGCGTGGTCGACCGTGGACGCGCCAGCCGCCTGGGCCGTCGCTTTCAGCTTGGGATTGTCCGCGACCGCGGCCTTGACGGCTGCGGCGACCTGGGCGGTGAAGTCCGCCGCGGACGGGTCAAGGTCCGACACCTTCGCCAGGAAGGCGCGGGAGTCCAGCAGGGCGTTCGGGTCGCCACCGTGGTCGGTAGCAGTCCGGTAGACGGCGAGTTCGACCGCGGTAGTCCGCTGCGCGGCTTGCGCGTCAGCGAGTTGCTTGGTGATCTCGGCGGGGTCGACGGGCGTCTTGTCGTCCTTGACGATGCCGAGGGCCTTGCCGATGGTTTGGGCGAGTTCGGCGCGGGCTTCGTCGGCGGCTTGCTGCTTCGCGGTGGTGCGGGCGCTGCCGTTCTCGCGGCGCAAACGTTCGATTTCTGCCCGGGCTTTCTCGGGGTCCTGCCAGACCTCGACCTTCTCCGGCGCCGGGTCCGTGACGGGCGGCGCGGCGGGGGGTCCTGCCGGTGGCACCGGCGGCTCTGGCGTGGCCGTGCCGTCGGCCATCCGCGCGTCACCGAACGTGAGGGCGTGGAAGGCCAGGACGTCGGCGGGCGAGACGGCGCCGTGGGCGTATGCCGAGAGGTATTGGGCGTGCTTGGGCATGGCGGGGTCGTCCTTTCGTCCCGACACCAGGCCGGGGATGGGGGGGGGTGCGAAACCGCCGGAGCCGGTCCGGCGTCGTATCGTCATGGGCATGACGACAAGCAGGTGGGTGGCACTGACACTGGCGGCGTGCGTCGCCCTCAGCGGGTGCAACAAGTCGACGCCGGCCGTGAATCCATGTCTGAAAGTTTCACACAGATCCTCATGTGTGCTACCGGTAGGTCAGTGCGCTATCGGCATCTCGACGGTGCCGACCTGCTCCCGCGCCCGTAGCCGCTTGAGGTCGTTCGTGTCGACGTGTTCACGGATCCGGGACTGCCAGTCGCGGACCTTCCGCCGGGCCTTCGCGGCAGCCTCAGGGGTGAGGGCCATCGCCTCGCGGCGCTTCCACTCGCGGACCTTCCGCTCCAACGCGCGCTGCTCTTGGCCTGCTTCGTAGCCGCGCGGATCGTGTTCTGCCGCAGCGAGCTTCGTCGCGCCCGGCAGGTATGCCGTGACTCGGTGGCGGCAGTTGGCGTGCATGAGTCCGGCGGCCTTCGCCTCAGCGAGCGTGCCCGCCACCCGCACCGTCACCGGGTCACCGCCCGTCACTGACGGCACGATGACCGCACCAACCTGCCCCGACAGGGACAGCACCTTGCTCTCCCAGATCCGGCACAACGGGCACTCCCGCGGCGAATCCGACACGACCACCAGATCGACGCCGGCCGTTTCCAGCTGCGCCACATGACCGGCCACGGCAGCCTGCCCCGTCGTCGACCGGACAGCCATCTCGACGTAGGTGTCCAACGACCAGCGGCGACCCGCCTTATCGGTGAAGCCCCTGACCCCCTCGGCGAGCAGCCGATCCAACACCCGCTGTGCCGCCTGCAGTCGCGTCGCGCCACCACCCAGCACCTCAGTAGCACCGGCAGCGACCGCCTGCGAGTAGGCCGCCGCGATGATCTCCGGCACCATCGCCGCAGCACGGCGCACCATGACGGTCGGCTCGGACGCCAGAGTCAAAGCCGTCGTCGTCGCGGGCAGTCCGCCGGGGGTGAAGTCGTAGCCGGCGCGGTCAAGGTCGTGGACAGCGGTCGCGGTGCCATGGTTGTAGGCCGCGAGGATCGCCTCTCGGATCTCCCGCTCGACGACGGCGAACGTCTCGGTCGTGGCGCGTTGCGCCTTGCCTTTGAGCCACTGCAGCTCGGCGAGACGCTCGATGGCCCACGTCCGGTACTCAGTCTTCGTGTCCTTGGCCAGCAGTTGTGCAAGCAGCCGCAGCAGTGTCGCTTCGAGGTCGTCGACGAGCCTGGCTACCTGCTGGGCGTAGCGGTCGCCGTCAGCGGGTGAGGCGGGCACGAGCCGAGGCTACTGCTCGGCCGGGACGTCCGCCGGGGGAACCGTCCGGTCTGGGGGGACGCTCGGGTCGGTGCCCGGGACGATCGTCGGGCTGGTCGGGTCCGGCAGGGGGTCCGGCTTCGCAGCATCCCGCTCGGCCTCGATCGCGGCCACCTCGGCGTCGATCTGCGGCTCATCCCAGTCCGGGTGAACCAGGCCGACGATGATCCGCGTCGATGCCGCCTCAGCAGACCGCAGAGCGGTTGCGGTCTGCGCGAGGGTCAGCATGGGCTCTTGGATGCCGTCGGGGAAGTCGACGTCGGGGAGTTCCGGGGTGATCGACGTGCCGAACACGGCCCGGTCGACGTGCAGCAGCTTCAACAGCAGCTCCGCCAGCGGGCCCTTCGTGTTGCGGATCTTCCGGTCACGAGTTGAGAACGACCGTTGCTGCCGGGCGCGGATCTCCGTCGCGGTGACGGCGACCGTCCGGCCACCCTCATCCTGCCCGAACGTGCCCGGCGAGTACCCGGCGGTCCGCAGGATCGTGGCCAGCAGCTCGTGGCAGGTCGCGGCGTGCTCAGCGAACCTGATCTGGAACTGGCTCGCTTGGGCCATTGCCTGGCTCGATGCCACCGACGACGGGGCCGTGTTCAGGGGGGTGAAGATCTCCCGGTCGGTGTCGAACCCGGCGCCCTTACCGGGGCCGAGGTCCGTCAACGCCGACTCGGGCACCAACAGGCGGGCTTTGCCGAGGCGGATGTCACGCATCCACGACGACCACGCCTCGTCCAGGGCGTCCATGAGCGGCGGGAGCTGGTCGAGGTCGGAGCGGCCCAGGTGGCGGCCGGTCGCGTGGTTGCGCCATTCCCGCTGGGGGGTCTGGTTCGGGACGTGCACGATCCCAAGGCCGGGCGTGCGGGGTCCGACGACGGCGCCTTCGGCGTCGACCTGCAGGCCTGCGGTGGCCGGGTCTTCCGTGAGCGGGACAGCCATCCCCAAGCTCGTTGAGGAGCCGAGGTACAGGCCGTGGAGGATGAGCCCGTTGCCGTCCGCGTCGAGTTCGTGCCGCTCCAGGTGGCGCCATACTTGCTGACCGTCCTGACGGACAACATGCCACACGGTGGCCGCGACGAGGCGCCCGAACCGGAACTCCGGCGCGACGGCATCAGCGTCGACAGCGACGAGGAACGGCTTATCCGGGTCGATGGTCTTGTCCCACGCGACGGCGACATACCAGTCACCGAGTGCCGCACCTGCTTCGGCAGCGGACGCCAGGACCCCGACGGCGCGATCGTCGAACAGCGCAGCCAGGCGAGTGTTCACGGCCACGTTGTCGACCGTCACGGATGGCGTCTCAGCGAACAGCAGGTCAGCCGACGCCTGGCACAGGTCCGCAGCGATCGGGATGTGAAGCTTCCGCGACGCCTGCCCACCGGTCGGGTTGGGCCGACCCCACCAGAACCGCGCCACGGCACCGACGACCCCGCCGGCCAGTTGTGACGGGCGGACCGCGTTCGCTGTGCGGGCGTAGGTCGCTTCCAGGGCGTCAGTGTCCCCGGCCCACCATGTGGCCAGCTCGTGCATCCGCGCGTGGATCGGTTCGAGGGTCTTCGGAGGCCAAGGGGCGCCGTTCCCGGGCAGCGGCATACGAACTCCCTCCCGGGGTTAGGCGGCGCGGCGGGCCAACATCGGCCGCCACACGGTCTCAGTGGACGCCACGGCATACCGTGCGGCGTCGAGTGAATGGTCAGCGACCTTGATGGGCTTGTCCTCGCCCTTCTCGGTCGCTTTCGGGTCCCAGGAGTAGCCCGGGATCTCGCGGATTAGGTGCTTGCACCGGTCGGCGACGATCAGGTCACGGTCAGCCAGGAGGGTCCCGACGGTGCGTATGCCGTAGGTGACGTCGTTGTCGGCGTCGGTGACGTTCGGGAGGCCGTCGGCGCGGAGTTGGACCTTGAACGACGCCGCGGCCGGGTCAACCATCACCCATTCGACCCGCGGCCCAGGCCCGTGCTTGGGCGGCTGGTGCATCCCGCGCAGCCACGCCCGGAGCCCTTCGGACAGCTGCCCGTCAGTCCAGCGGGCGGCTTCGGTTGGCGGGTCGTACCGCCATTCGTCGACAAGCGCGAGGCGGGGGCGGCGTTCCGCGGTGACCCCAAGCAGGACCGCGGCGGTGGCGTTGGTAGTGCCGTAGTCGACCCCGGCGGCGAGGTACCGGGACATCGGCGGCAGGTAGGGCCACTCGACGACGTGAACGTCAGGGTCCCACACGTCGTAGACGGCGCCTTCACCGGCGACCCACTCACCTTCGATGAACCGCCGGTACCACAGGCCAGTGAACTCGGCCTTCTTCTGGGCGACGTACTCGGCGGTCAGGGACGGGTTGTCGTCCATGACAAAGTGCCACACGCGCCAGTGCGCGAGGACGTCGAGGCGGTCGAGGAACTTCCGTTTGAGCCAATGCGCCGGGTTGTCCGGGTTGGTGGTGCCGAACAGCTTCGACCCGGGCAGGCTCATCCGACCCAGGAGCTGGGTGAAGAACCCTTCCGGAAGGGTCGTGATCTCGTCGACATACGCGCCGGCGACGGTGAGGCCGCGGAGGGTGAGCTCCGCCTTGACGTCGTTGGCGCCCATCACGAACACCCGCCGGCCGAGGATCGACACGGTCGGGGCGCCGTAGTTCCCGACGATCAGGGCGGCGGCTGGGCCGGTGATGGCGGGGTCCTGCAGGGGCGTGACGACGTTGCGCCACGCTGAGTCGCGGGTGCGTCCGACGATGACCAGGGCCCCGCTCGTGGAGGCGGTAGAGACGAAGATCAGCCACCGGATGAGGGACCCGATGGTCTTCCCTGACCGGATCGCGCCGTGGTAGATGTTCACCGTTCCGTTCGAGTTGCGAACGGCCTCAAGTTGTTTCGCGCTCAGGGTCGGGAACGTCACGGTTCGGCGGGTTCGTCGACGGTCTGGTCTGTGGTTTGCCCGTCGAGGCCGAGCTGTTGGGCGATCCCGACGATGAGGGACTTGACGCCGGCGGCAGCTGTGGAGTCGATCGTTTCGAACCTTGTCGCGGTTTGCGCGTACCGGGAGATTGTGTCTGCGACGTTGCGTTCGTCGACCGTGGGGACGAAATCCAGTTCGGTGGGGCTGTCGCCTTCGAGGGTGCGCTTCATCGTCATGAACGGCGCTGCTTCGAGGCGGTCCTGTAGGTGCTCGATCCGGTCGTAGATCCGGTTGACGATCGTCACGCGGCGGGCCTTGTTGTCGACCTCGACGGCTCGGGTGGCAGCGGCTGTGCGCGCCCTGTCCCATGACAGGCCGAGCAGTTCGCTGTGCCGGGAGACCATCGACTTTGAGCGGTCCATCTCGCGGGAGATGGCGTGCAGCGACATCCCTTGCCCGTGCAGCTCACGCAGGCGCCGGTCGTCTGCTTTGACCCACAGGCGGTTCGGGCGGGGCGCGGCGTTGACCTTGTCGATGCGGGCTCGGAGTTCGCGGGTGCGGGCCACGTTGCCGCCCCACACGTCGGCGTGGACGAGGGCCGTTTCGAGGGC